CGACCCGGCCCCCTACCAGCCGCTGTGGTGCTACTCCACCGACGGGCAACTCGGCGACCTGACCGACGAACAACTCGCCCGGTACGGGCTGACCGGCGGGCAGTCCCCGTTCCAACGGATGCTGGCCACCGCCGACGACATCCTGTTCGCCGGCTGGTCGCTGTGGCTGGTCACCCGGCAGATCGAACGCGGCGGCCGGCTGCTACCGAATCGGATGGTGCGGATTCCCTACGGGCTGTGGGACGTGAACCCCGACGGGGAACTGATCGACCCGGACGGGCACCCGTTCACCGTCGGCCCCGGCGACCAGCCGGCCGCCGCGGTGCTGATCCAGGGCCCCCACGAAGGCATCCTGACCTTCGGCGCCCGCACCATCAGGCAGGCGTCCACCCTGGAAACCACCGCCGCCGAGGTGGCCCGCACCCCCTTTCGACTAGGTCTACATCAGACCAGTGAGATCACCCTCACCCCGGCCGAGCGGGCCGACCTGGTCGCCGAGGTCCGCCGTGCACTGGCCGACAACCAGGGGATTCTGTTCACGAACTCCGCGGTGGAAGTCACCGAGTACCGGTTGGATTCCGCGGAACTGCTGATCGGCGGCCGGAACGCCGCCGCCCTGGACGTGGCCCGGCACATGAACCTGCCCGGCGCCATGATCGACGCCACCAGTGAGGGCAGCAGCCTGGAATACCAGACCACCGAAACCCGCGGGCAGCAGTGGCTGTTGTACGGGCTGAGCGCTTACACCGACGCGATCACCGCGGCGTTGTCAATGGACAACGTGGTGCCCGCCGGGCAGCGCATCGCGTTCGACGCCACCACCCTGACCACCACCACCACCCCGACCACCGGGGTCCCCACCGCCGACTGAGAGGCGCCAACCATGCCCGCACTGATCCAACGGCATCGCCGGCTGCGGCTGGTCGCCGCCGACGCGGTGATCACCGCAGCCCCGGGCACGCCGCCCGCGGCCGACCGCACCCTACGGGGTTTGGTCCTGCCCTACTCGGCCGACGGACGCACGTCGGCAGGACTGGTCCGGGCCTCGGCCGGCCGGGTCCGGTGGGCGGCCGATCTGCGCCGGATCAAAGTATTCAGCGGGCACAACCGGGAACGCCCCGTCGGGTACGTCACCGCCCTGACCGAAGGCCCCGACGGGTTACGCGCCGAAATCCACTTGGCCGCCACCCCGGACGGGGACCGGGCCCTGTTGGAGGCCCGGGAGGGCACCCGGGACGCGTTGTCTGTCGAGCTCGAGGACGCCGACGTGGACGACGCCGGCGAACTGATCGCCGCCGAACTGGTCGCGGTGGCCCTGGTGCCGCTGCCCGCGTTTTCCGATGCCCGGATCGCCGCCGGCCGCGCCGACGACACCGACGACGACGACACCGACACCGACAACCTGCCCGCCGACCCCGACGCGGGCACCGGGGACGACGACGACGACACCGACGCCGCCACCACCACCGAACGGATCACTGAGAGGACCACCACCGTGCCCGTGCAGAACCCACCAGGCGCCGCCCTGGCGGCCCGGGCGCCCGCCGCCCTGGCCGCCACCCGGGCCCGTACCCGGACCCTGACCCTGGACGCCGCGACCGCGCAACTGGCCGCCGCCTACGTGGACGGCGGCCGGACCGCGGCCGCGTTGAACGCCGCCCTGGCCGATATCACCCCGACCAGCACCACATCGGCCGCTACCAACCCGGTGCAGTGGCTCGGGGAGTTGTGGACCCCGGAATACACGGAATTGGACTGGGCGCAGGCCGTCACCAAAGCGACGCTGACGTCCATGCGGCTCACCGGGTGGAAGCGGAAGGCGCCGGGCCCGCAGATCAGCCCGTACGCCGGCGATAAGGCGCCGATTCCCACCGACGGCAACCTGGGGTTTGAGCCGGTGAACCTGCTGGCGCATCGGCACGCGGTGGGCGCCGACTTCGACCGGATCTGGTTGGACTTCGGCGATGAATCGGTGATCAGCACGTGGCTGCGGCTGGTGGCGCAGGACTACGCCAAAAAGCTGGACGCCGCGATCGGCGCCCTGGTGGTCGCCGAGGCCACCGACGGCGGCACCGCCCCCACGGTGATCGGCGCGGTGCAGGTGGCGGCGCAGACCCTGAAGCGGAACGGGGCCCGGGTCAACTGGATCGCCATTGCCCCCGACCTGTACGCGGAGTACCTGGGGATCACCACCGCCGACGCCCCCTGGTGGCTGGCGCAGTCCAGCAGCGTGGATCTGTCCGGTGCGTCCGCGTCGGTGAACAACCTTTCGGTGTTCGAGGGCCTGGAAATCCCGGACGGCACGGTGATCGCCGGCGACAAGCGGGCCGTCACTCAGTACACGCCGAGCGGGAACCCGTTCACCGTCCGCGCGGTGGACCTGGCCCACGGCGGAATCGACGCCGCCGTGTTCGGCTACTCCGCGGAAATCGTGAACGACCCGCTGGGTGTGGTGTCGGTGACCGTCGGGGCGGCGTTGCCGTAACCATGCCCGACTACACCCCCGCCTGGTTGGACGTGGCCGACGTGAAAGCGCAGCTGCGGATCATGGGCGCCGACACCACCGACGACGCCCTGGTCACCCGGTGCGCCGCGGCGACCGAACCCCAGGTACAGCGGGCCCGCCCCGACCAGTACCCGGCGCCGGCCCCCCTCACTGCCCCGAGGGTGGCCGGGCCGGTGTACGCCCCGGACGCCGAGGTTTACCAGGCGGCGGTGATGCTGGCCGCCCGGCTGGTCCGCCGCCGGAACTCCCCCGGCGGGGTGGAAACGTTCGGCGAGTCGGTGCTGTTCGTGTCCCGGTACGACCCGGAAATCGCCCGGGCGTTGCGGACCGGGCTATGGGCCCTGCCCGGGGTGGGCTGAGCTATGGATATCGCCGGCGCGGTGGCCGGGGTGCTGGACCGGCTGACCGTGGCCGGTATCCGGGCCACCCTGGACGAACGGGATATCAACCCGCCGTGCGTGTATGTCCCCCCGCCCGCGGTGACCTGGCGGTTCCGCGGCGGCGATTTTGACGCCGAGTTCACCGCCTGGTGCGTCACCGGCGCCGCCGGCCGGAACATTGACCTGCCGAACCTGGCCACCCTGATCGAACAGGTGACCGCCGCGTTGCGGTTCACCGCGGTCCGCGGTGACCCGGCCGACCTGATGGTGCCGCACCAGGCGGCCCCCCTGCCCGCGTACCGGCTCACCTGGACCGAACGCACCCGCCACTCCACCCCGTAGAAACGGAGACTGCCCCGATGTCCGCTCCCGTAACCATCGACGACACCTACAACACGTTCGGACCCGGGGTGCTGAAGATCGGCACCATCGGCACCGAAATCGACGCGTCCTGCTACGTCAACAACCTGCAAATAGTTCCGTCCAAGGATCAAGAAGACGGAAAAACAATGCTTTGCGGGACGGAAAAAGGTGGCCGCACCACCTATTCCTATGAAATGAGCGGCACCCTGGACCTGGACCTGGACAAGGGCGCCGCCGGGTTGTTCGCGCTGTCCCAGTCCGCGCCGGGCAGCACCCAGGCGTTCACGTTCACCCCGCAGGAGGACGGGGTCACCGCGACCGGGTCGCTGATCCTGGACCCCCTCTCGTTCGGCAGCAGCGACGGGTACGGGTCGGTGATGCAGTCCGACGTAGCGTTCGCGCTGGTCGGGAAACCGGTCTATGACTACACCGGGATTGTCGGCGGCGCCGGCGCCGCGACCGGCGCCACCGCCGGAGCACCCGGGACGTTCACCCCGTCCGGTGCGACCCCACCCGCGGACCTCGCGGCGTTGCAGTCGGGGGGCGTGGTCGCCACCCCTAACAGTGCCTGGACCACCGGCCAGTCGGTGAATCTGGGCACGGGTTCGGCACACTGGACCGGCGCCGCCTGGGCCACCGGCTCGGCCGCGTGACCGGGGTCCAGGTTCGTGTCCAGGGTGCGGACCGGTTGGCCGCCACCCTGGACGCCGCCGGCCGGGAATTGTCCGACCTCACCGCGGCGAACGAGCAGGCGGCCGCGATCGTCAAGGCCGACGCCGCCGGTCGGGCGCCGCGCCGCACCGGTGCCCTGGCCGGGTCGCTGACCGTGACCGCCGGGCCGGACCGGGCCGAGATCAGCGCCGGCGTCGCCTACGCCGGGTACATGGAATACGGCACCCGGTACGTCACCCCCAAATACTTCCTGACCGGCGCGCTGGGCGAGTCCGACCGGGTGCTGGACCCCTACTATCGGGCGGCGGACCAGGCACTCGCCGGGGTCACCGGTATCTGACAACCGAAGGGCAGCAACGTGAAACGCCTCACGATCAACGTTGAGATGAACAACGGCGACATGTGGACGGTGAAAGCCACCACCGCCGACTACATCAGGTACGACACCACCGCCCGCAAACAACGGCCGCCGTGGGGATCAATGGGCGAAAACCTCGCGTTGTGGGAGGCGTTCATCGGCTGGTCCGCGTCCCAGCGGATCGGGAAATACCAGGGGTCCTGGGATGACTTCCAACGCGACAACGCGGTCTGCGACGGCCAAGCCGACGACGTGGACCCTACGCTGCAGGCTCTCACGGGCGATGGTGCGTTGAGTTAGGGCTGTCCACCGGAATCCCACCGTCGGTGTGGATGGCCGAACCGGAGGCGGTGCTGCTGACCGTGGAAGCCATCCTGATCGAACGGAACAAAACCGCGGCGAAGCAACGCGCCGACACCGAACGTAGCCGCCCGGGGCGGCGGGCACCGGGCAGGAGGACCTGATGGCGGGCACCAGGACGGCCCGGCTACGGGTCGAGATCGACGCCGACAATAAGGCCGGGCCGGCGCTGAAGGACGCCGCCGGTGACACCAAATCGGTGGGCAAGGGTATCGAGGGGATGGCGGCCGCGGCCGCCGCCGCCGCCGGGGTGGTGGCGTTTTTCGGTGCCGCCGCCGAGGCCGCGTCCCGGTTGCAGCAGTCCACCGGCGGCGTGGAAGCGGTGTTCAAATCGTCCGCCGGGCAGGTCAAACAGTGGGCGCAGGCCGCGGCGCAGTCCGTCGGGCTGTCTCAGTCCGCCTACCAGGACCTGGCCACCACCATCGGGTCGCAACTGAAAAACGCCGGCGTCGCGATGAGCGAATTGGCGCCGAAAACCGATGATCTGATCCGGCAGGGCGCGGACCTGGCCGCGATGTTCGGCGGCACCACCGCCGACGCGGTCGCCGCCATGAGTTCCGCACTCAAGGGTGAACGGGACCCGATCGAGAAATACGGCATCTCGATTACCGACGTCGCGTTGAAAGCGGAAATGGCCGCCCTCGGGCTGGACACCAGCACCGCCGCCGCGGAGCAAAACGCCAAAGCGATGGCGACAATGTCGCTGATCACCAAACAGGGCGCCGACGCCTGGGGCGCCGCGGAACGCGAACAGGACTCCTACGCGTCCAGTCAGCAGCGGCTGGCGGCGACCTGGGAAAACGTGATGGCCGCGATCGGCGGGCCGCTGCTGGGCATCCTGGCCGACCTCGGCGACAAACTGGCCGAGGCCGCGTTGGCGGTGGCGCCGCTGCTGGTCGCGGCCGCGGAACTGGTCGGGTGGCTGCTGGACCTGCCCGGCCCGATCCTGGCCGCGGTCGCCGCGTTCGTGGCGTGGAAAGCCGTTGGCCCGGCGGTGCTCGGGTTCCTCGGCAATTTCGCCACCGCGGCCACCGGCGCCGGCACGGCCGCGTATGGGATGGGCCAGAAAATCGGCAGTGCGGTGAAATCGCTGGGCGTCCTGCTGATCCTCGCCGCCGTCACCTACGCCATCAGCGAGATCATTGGCGCGTTCAAGGACGCCGAGGAAGCGACGAAACGGTGGAACACCCAGGTCACCGACCTGGGGACCGCGTTGAAAGACGTGGACGCGTCCGGGGTGGACGCCCTGGTCCAGTCCAGCATCGCCGGCAACGACGCGTTCAAGGCCGTCGCCGGCGCGTCGCAGGACTACGCGTTGGCGATGAAAGGCGTGACCGACGGCGCCAGCCTCACCGCCGCCGAACACGACAAACTGAAGTCCACCCTGGAGGGCCTGGACCCGGCGTTGGCGTTGGAATACACCCGGTTGCAGAACCTGAAGGGCGAGGCCCTGGCCTCGGCGGAATCGCAGCGGGCGTTGGACGTGGCGAACCGGGCCGCCGCCGAAGGGATCAGCGAAGCCTCGGCGGCCGCCGCGATCAGCGCCGACGAACAGGCCAAACTCGCCGAGGAACAGGCGAAGGCCGCGGTCGAGGGGGCGAAACTGGCCGCGGAACAGACCACCGTCGCCGGGGTGCTGAACACCGTGGACGCCGCGGCGGCGCAGGCGTCCCGGGCGTTGCAGTTTTTCACGATCATGATGGACGCCGCCGCCGGCCGGACACCGACGATGGAACAGGCGTCGGCGGCGTTGAACGAATCCATCCGCGGCACCGCCGAGGCGTTCAAAACGGCCGGTGAGGCCGGGAAAGTGAACGGCGACGAACTCGCCGCGTGGGACGTCGCCGCGCTCACGTCCAGCGAATCCGGCGCGAAGCTGTATGACGCGTTGTCCCAGTCCCGCAACGCGTACGACGCGGTCACCGTCGCCGCCTACGAAAACGCCGGGGGCGCCGCCGCCGGTGCGGCCGCCACCGACGCCGCCCGCGCCGCCGCCGACGGTGCCTACACGTCGTTTATCAACCTCGCCACCGGCGCCGGGTTGGGCGCGGAACAGGCCGCCGCCCTGGCCGCGAAACTGGGCATCGTCCAGGGCACCCAGATCGACCCGAAAATATTTGACGTACTAGCGGCTGATGAGCAGGCGCAGACAGCGCTCACCGATCTACAGTCCACCCAGATCGACCCGAAATCGGTGCTGGTCGACGCCACCATCACCGACGCCACCGCCGCGATCGGGTCGGTGGTGAACGATTCGTACCTGGCGTGGATCGACTCCGGCGCGAAAACCGATCAGGCCGCCGGGCAGATCAACAACGTCGCGAAGGCGAACTACCAGGCGACGATCAAAACCGATTCGCAGACGCAGCAGGCGTCCAGTCAGATCGACACCGTCGCGACCAAGGGTTACCGCGCCACCATCCAAGTGGATTCCAACGTGTCCGCGGCGTTGTCATCCATCGCGAACGTGGTGAACTCCCATTTTTCCGCCACCATCCAGGTGAGCGCGAACACCACCGCCGCGTCGCAGTCCATCGCCGCCGTCACGAACGGCAACTACACCGCCACCATCCAGGTGGGCGCGAACACGTCGGGCGCGTTGTCGGCCATCGCGGCGATCCCGAGGAACGTTGCGGTGTCGGTGACCCCGTCCCCGGCGCCGGCCGCGGCCGCCGCCCCGTCGGCGGCGTTCGGCCTGTTCACCGCCGCCCCGGCCGGCGCCGCCCCACCGCCGCCGGTGACCCGGTATCCGACCGGCGTCGGCCGCGCCGGGGATGAGAACAACACCGTCGGCACCACCACCATCAATATCAGCGTGTCCGGTGCGGACGACCCCGACAAAACCGCGCGGCGGATCGCTGCGGTGCTGCGGCAGCGGGAACGCCGCGCCGGGGGGGTTCGGATCTGATGGCCGGGTCCGCCGTCGGCTGTACCGTGCTGATCGACGGGGTCGCGATCAGCGACGGGTGTTCCCCGTTCCCCGCCGACGATCCTGCGGTGTTGTCCGGGCTAAGGGTGATCTGGGGTCGCGACACCCCCGTGGACCAGCCGCAGCCATCGTCGGCGACGTTCACGATCCTGGACCCGATCGAAGCCGGGACCCGGCTGGTGGGGTCGCTGACGATCGGCCGCCGGGTGGATGTCCGGACGGACACCGTGATCTACCCCGACCCCACCGTGAGTACCATCCCCGTCCTGATCCCCGGGCCCGTGCAGTACGCCACCGTCACCGGCTCCGGCACCGTCGCGAACACCGCGGTGGAGGCCGGGTCTGGTGGTGTCCGCGCGGTGTCGGTGACGTACCCGCCGAAGGCGTACACGTCCAGCCCGACCGGTTGGGATGACGTGCCGCGCACCCTGCCAGGGCAGGCGTGGCGGCTGAAAGTGTCGATAGCGGTGCCGCCGGTGTTCCTGGGGTCCCGGAACTACGTGGTGGAAGTGCGGCCGGTGGCGTTCACGAACCCCGCCGGCCCCGGGGTGGTGCTGCCCGACGTCGCGACGCCGGTGATTCCCACGCCGGGTGATGCCGTGGTCGATCTGCGGTTCACCCCACCGGCCGGGGTGTGGCTGGGGTTGCAGGTGCGGATCTTCCCCGCGGGGCCGGCGTGGCTGGACCTGGGACCCGGTGCGTGGCAGGACCTACCGGCCGGACCGGGGACGCTCACGAACCTGGCCTTTAACCCGGCCCCGGCGACGGGTAATGGGTGGGCAACCAACAACGGGGCGATCTGGACGCTGGCCTACGCGAACGGCGAAATGTCGTTTAACAGAATCACCGACGACCCGGACCACCCTGGCATCGCGGCCAGCTCCCCGGCCGTGGGTTGGCTACAGCCATTCAATCCGGTATTACCCGCTGGGGTGAACTACCAGCGGGCGTTGGAAGTGTGGGTAGACCAGGCCGCGACCGTCGTCCGGCGCTGGGGGCCAACAGGTTTCGAGCCGCGAACACTGCCCGCCAACACGTGGACCCGGATCGTTGACCAGTTCCCCGGCTCCGGCGTGGCCGACTACGTGATGGGTCTGGAAGTACACATCCCTGGCGTCAGTACCGGCGTCCACGTCAAGATGCGCCGCGCGCAACTGGTCGCGAACCCCGGCCGCACCACGCTGCCCTATTTCGACGGCGACACCCCGCGCACCCAGACGAACCTGGCCACGAACCCGGCGCCGACGTCGGTCACCGGGTGGCTGAGTTGGAACTCGGACCTGTGGCCGGTCACCTACGCGGCCGGGGAAATCAGTATCAACCGTATTGCGGGGGCCGACCCTAACGTTGCCGTCAACTTTGGGTCAATGGGTGGCATTGGGTCTAGTGGTCCGGTCACACTCCCGGCCGGGGTGAACTACCAGCGGTCTGTGGAAGTGTGGGTAGACGCCGCTGGCGTCGTTGATACTTGGACTGGATTCGCGTCCGGGCAGGCACTACCAGCCAACACATGGACCAGGGTGGTGCAGCAATTCACCGGGAGCGGCGTCGGTGACTATGTGATGGGCTTCGGTGTTTCGATACCCGGCGTCGGTCTAGGTGTGCACGCCAAGGTG